ATCAGATTAATTATGGCGACTTCAACAATATAGCTGTAGGACGCTGGACATACGGATTAGGGAATTACAAGATATACCCTAAGTTCTTGTTGTCAGAGGTTGACAACTATCTATTCGCAGCCGTGTCACACCACCGTGAGAAATCAGTCGATGAGTTCTACGGTGTGAACGAAACCCACCAGGGTGCACGTCCGTATATTCAAGGTAGCAATAAGACTGCCTCATATATTAACTCCTTCCTGCGTAATTCCCTTGCAGCGAAAATACACATCATCATCCCTAATGCGTGGGTGTCAAGCAAGCGTAATCAGCTGATGAAGCTATGCGAAGAGAATAAGATTCGCTCGTCTAAAAAGCAGGACTTGGTTAAGTATAATGGTATCAGCATCGGTACTGAATACCGTGAATCGTTGCTTGTAGAGTATATGCGATTGGAGCTGCGCAAGATAGGCGACTATCTGAGTGGTGCCGACAACCAGGGCAAGGCCTACTCCTCCATCTCGTTCATGGATTCATCTGGTAACGAGCAGCAATGGAGAATCGAGACTATCGACCTTAAGTATAAGGAATATATCGAATCTTTGATTTCTTACGATAAGCGAGCAGAAGAAGCCTTACTCTCAAGCGTTGGTTTGGATGCCTCTATCACAGCGGTTAGCAAGGATGGTGTTATCAGCAAGTCAGGTTCTGACGCTTACTATAACTACCTTATCTATATAATGTCGCTCACACCAGAGGACGAGATATGCGCAGAACCGTTTAATCTCGCTCTCCGATTGAACTTCCCTGAACTCTATAAGCAGGGTTATCGTATAGGCTTTTATCGTGAGGTTCCTCAGCGACAGGAAGACGTCGCACCGAAAGACAGACTAAATCAGCAGCAGTCATGAAGAATGTATTAGTAGATATTTTCAAGGATTTTGGTTCATTCAGTAAGTACGCACCTGGTGTGGAAACAAATATGGACCTGAACGACCTGCTTTCGTCAGGTGTTACCGCTCGCAAGCGTGTTGAAACCATCATCACTGCAGAGGTGTTTGATACCATCGTCAGCAGCACTGATGAAACACTCACAGAACCCCTGCGCTCTGCTGTGGCGAACATGACAATGGCCTCACAGTTGATTTTCGACAGCATTAATCGCAGAAAGAACCATGTAGATGTCTATAAGTACGAGGTGGAAGGAATGAAGCGTGCATATATGGATAATTACTACAATGCGATGGATTCTATCATCCAACGCTTGATGTCTACCGAGATTACAAGCGAAAACACCGATTCCCCAGCTGCTTTGTGGCGAAAATCACGATATTACAAGATTATAGACAGTTGTAAGATAAAGACCACCGAAGCGTTCGACTCCATCTATCCAATAGACCTCTCTTACTTCTTCTTCTTCCGTATTCTCCCATTACAGAAGGAAACGCTCGACGAACGTCTATCAGCTTACTACGATAGACTCACGGGCGAGAATCGTGAGCGTATAGAACCGATATTGACGCTCGCACTGCTTAAGAAGACCGTTGCAAAGTCGCTCCGTCGCTTCGACATATTGGAGTTTCCTCCAACTATCCGTAACCTCTTCGATGATAGTCATGCTTCACGCACGGGCAAGGACGAACACGACGCTGCGCTTGCTCTTGCTGATCGGCTCGATCTCGAGGCAGAGGATCTCATCTCGAATGCTGATACGCTGCTCGCCACAGATGCCTCAGTAGACTTTTGCTCTAATTCAGCGTACAATAATCCTGATGATAATATTATAATGTTGCCATGATGAAGGATATTGAACTAATATATAAAGGTGAGACCCATAGCATTCCTAACCGTTGGGATGCTATGACCGATCGCCAGTATATCCGCCTTGTGAGCGACTTCCTTCGCATGGCAGCAGGCGAACTGTCCGCAGGAGAGGTTCGGATAAACTGGTTATGCGACATCATGGGTTGGGATAAGCGCAAGTTCCATTCGGAGGAACAGATTGCTAACCTCGTAGCTATCTCCGAGCAGCTTACGTTCATGTTCCAGATAAACTACCCTGATAACAATAGCGTATTGGATGGTGTTGATGAGGATACTTACGAGTTGTGTCGTCGTGTAGATCCTTATCACTTGAATATTCCACTTGCACGTGTGCTGCGCCGTCTCGACTATCAGTACGTAATCGACCTCTGCTTCTGTGCGCAACTCATCCCTTCTGTTAGGATTGGTGAGCGTACCTATTCAGGCTATCGGATAGAGACAGGCTTCGGTATGCTGACCTGCTCGCTTACTGCCCTTCAGTACATCGAGGCGCAGGAACTTATCGAGCGAGGGGAAGAGTCGCTACCGCTGCTCGCTGCTATTCTCTATTATCCAGAGAAAGAGTACCATTCTGAGCGTGCACACGAGTTGGCTAACGATTTCGCTAAACTTCCACTCGAAACGCTTACAGCTATATCGTTTAATTTTCAAGCATTTAACAACTATCTGTTTAGTAAAACTTCATTCTCTCTGTTGTCTAAGTTCACTCATAAGCCTAAGCAGCCTATCACTACTGATGCTTCTGATGCGCTCTACGACCTCTCCAAGGAGGGACTTGGCAACGCAAAACAGATAGAGCAGATGAACGTACTCANNGCTGCCTATCTCTGTAATCGATAAGATATTATGATTAAAGATCAGTTTCTCTATTTCGCACAATACCCTGCCAAAGAGGGTATCCGTGCTATACTTACCAATGGTTCGAGCGACTTTCCTGGTTACAACGAACTTGCAGAGTCACTCGATAAACTTCCCAATGTGTCGCGACTCCCTGAGATTACTAACTATGTCTATGGTCAGTCTTTCGACGAATTAAAGCAGCGCATCGATAAGTTAGTGGGTTCGTTCTTGTTCGTTGACTACGGTGAACTGAATATGTCTGCGGATGGACGCAACTCTTATCAGGTTACACAACGTATCGCTATTACTGTGGCGAACAAAATGACGAACCGTGCTGACGCTGCTGAATACATGCTTGCATCTGACAATACGCTTCGCCTACTCTCCGAGATTCATGCGTGGATGATAGCTGATGCAGAAGAGGGCAATATCGACTGGATATCTCGAGGCGAACTCGATAAGGCTGAGATGATACCCTTCGTAGCTACTGAACTATCCTCCCTCGGATGGACATTAATGCTCTCTTGCGTTGCACCAGACACGCTTGGAACACACGTTCTAAGTCGGTCCTTTGCGAATCGTGATTAAATACTTACCTTTGTATCGTGTTTATTAGTTGGTAGAATTATAATTAATTGTTTCTCATATTAAAGGATTGTTTAGGATAATGAATGACGGGGTCGACGCAGTGATGCGTTGACCCTTTTTTATATCGTTCTTTAGCTTTAGATAATTACTCCTAAATCGCTGATTATAAGTGCGATAGTACTTGCGTGTTCCTTATTATAGTGTTACCTTAGCAGTACAATTAGAAACAAAGAACATTCAAAAAACAAAGATTATGAACGAGCAAATTCAAAGCATTCTCAACGAGAACGGAACAAAGACTTCTAAGATTCAGAAGCTTCTCAACCTTGGACTTACACGCAGACAGGTTGCTGACCTTGTAGCAAACGGTAACTACGGATTCGTGCAAAACGTCTACAAGCGCATGATGCAGGGAATGACACAGAGCGCAGCACAGGCAGCAACAACAGTTCTTCCACAACTCGACTACACTTTTAACCGCAACTTCGGTATCGAGATTGAAGCTTACAACTGCACACGTGAACGCCTCGCAAGAGAACTTACAGCAGCAGGCATCAGAGTTAACGTTGAGCGTTACAACCACAACGACCACAACGACCATTGGAAGTTGGTTACCGACAGCAGCCTTTCAGGCAACAACACCTTCGAGCTTGTTAGCCCAATCCTCCACGGTGAGCAGGGGCTTGAGGAACTTGAAAAGGTCTGCTGGGTGCTCGACCTCTGCAACGCAAAGGTTAACGACTCTTGCGGTCTTCACGTTCACATGGACGCTGCGGAATTCGACCTTCAGACTTGGAAGAACCTTATAATAACTTACAAACGCCTTGAGAATGTAATCGACCACTTTATGCCTCGCAGCCGTCGCAACAACCGCTACTGTAGGACCATTGCCACCATTTCAGAGATAGCAATCAACCGAGCTTCTAACATTAGCGACCTTAGAGCTGCTTTCGCTCACAACCGCTACCACAAGATTAACCTCGAAGCTTACGCACGCCACCGCACGGTAGAGTTCCGCCAGCACGGAGGTTCAACGAACTTCACAAAGATGTCTGCTTGGATTCATTTTCTCGCAAAAATGATTACCTTTGCAAAGCAAGGCAAGGTGAAAAACAACACCACCCTACAGGATGTACCTTTCCTTACCGAAAGCGAAAAGTTATACTTCAGATTGAGAACTAAAAAATTAGCAGCATGTTAACAACCTACAGGCTGAAGGATGGCGACAAAATTGTCGCCACCTCTCCAGCCGACTTCCTTCACCAGCTTCGCACAGGCAGTCGCTTCGATAACGAAGGTACAGACGAAGACTATATGGTGCGCTTCGCTCACCGCTTGCAAGAACTCGAGGGCTACCTTGTTTCGACTAACAGTCCCGATGCCTTTCTTACCGACCTAATTAACAACGGCTTCGTGACCGTTGAAAAATAAAACACGATGCTCGTTTCTTTGTAGCCGTAGCAGTTTCCGAACTGTTACGGCTTTTTTATGTCGAATATTGAGAAAAAATAAACTTTCTATCAATAGTTATCAATTTCGTTAAGTCACGAAAATGTTTTAAATGTTAAATTTTCGTTCTTACTACGATTTTTTATAGTAAATATTTGCATACTACAAAAATTTGTAGTACCTTTGTATTGTCATAAGAAAACAATGAGAATATGAAACAGAAAAAAGAAATGATGGAGGTTACACCTGAAGAAAGGGAACTCCTTGAGAGAATGAGAAATTACAACAGATCTTTCCCAAATGGTTATCCAGAGCTCTTGTGGGACTTACAACAACTCTTCGATACAATGGTTCGGACACCACACAACTAAGAACAAACCTCTCCCCCTCACCAAGGGGGGAGAGAAAAAGATAAAACATAAATAGCTATATAGATATGGAAACAGTAATGACAAGACCAGTAGTGGTTACAGATATGAAA